TGATGATTGTCTGTTATTTGATCTATTTTTATAATACCATAGTGTGGTTCTTTTCTTAATTCATTAAAATCAAAATCATATGTTATTATACATTGTTTGTTTTCATTAGCATATTTGAAAACCTCTTTATCAGATTTACCCTTTAATTTGTTATTTGCGTGTTCAACCCCATAACCTTCATTTTCTAACATTTTCTTCATTGACGACGGAATATTTTCATCAAGTAATAACTTCATAATTCACCTAATACTTTATAAGATTAGTTATTGATTCATATGCTACTGCATATAACAATATTTTTATAATTGTTTGATTATTTTTGTTTTTTAATGACGGGTATTCTTTTTTTATTTTTTCAACAAATTGTTCTTCTTCATAAGTTTTATCTTTACAATCTTCTACAAAGTAATCTAACACTACTTTAGGCATTATTCTTGTGCCTTTTATTACTGCTTTACCATTTAATATATCAGTATTTTTTTCTATTATATTGCGATAATCTAATTTTTTTAGTCTTTGTTGCAACGCAATAAATTTACAATAAAATTTTATGTTGCTAAACAAACCTTTTTTAGTTTCTCTTTTCTCTTGTTTTTCTTTTGTTACATAATAATTTCCGTAATTAAATGCATTTTGCATAACTAACCCTGGCATCATAAATAAATCACCTCTTTTATTTTTTCTCATATATTCTCCTTATAATAATAATATGAGAAACCTGTATAATAATATACTCCTTATATTAACTTCATTATAACATTGAAACAATCATATTTCAATAAAAATTTGTAGTTAACATTCTACAATTCTAGCACCCTATCAATACAAATAGCTTTTCTTTCTGTCATTTTATCTGTTTTAAAGAATGCTCGTTTATTCTTTAAATTATATTGAATAATCAACTTATTATCAGTTCTTTTTGTTAGTTTATATATAATATTTTTATCAAAAATTACCTTTTCAACCATATTATTCCCCTTTGTTGGCTATGTACTATACCATAAATTAACTAAAAAGTAAAGAAAAAGAGGTCAAGATTGTTAGTCCTGACCTTTTTAACTGCATATATTTATTTTAATTGTATATTTCTAATATTTAATAATGCAATTATCTTAACAATTGATTTACTCTATTCTGTACCTCTTTATAATTGTATCCTGCTTTAGTTAATCTATTCTTCCTGTCAGTACCATTTCCCCATTTCCCTTGAATTACTTCCTTAGCAATAGTATCAATAGATTTCTTGTTTACTAATTCGTTAACTTTCTTTTGAACTTCTGAATAATTATAACCTGCCTTAGTTAGTCTGTTTTTTCTATCTGTTCCGTTGCCCCATTTGCCAGCAATAACCTCTTTTGCTAGTTCATCTACTGTTTTCTTTGGAGTTAAATCTTCACCAGTATATTTTGCTACATCTGCTTTGCTAACTTTAAAATAGTCATAAGGGTTTGTCCATACGGAATTATTTGATACTGATTCATCTCCTCTATATTTTCCATTTTCTCTATTATCAAAGTGAGTGTGATTTCCACCTTTTATCATAGCAATCCCATTTATTTCATTTAAATCATATGCTACACATATAACAATTTTAGAAGGTATAATTTTACCATTCTTATCATAATATGCACAATCTGCTGCTAAACCTTCGGCATGTTTCCCCACGAATCCACCAATTACTTTATCATAACTAGGGCATCTATATCCACTAGATATAATACACTTACTTGCATTTAATTTTGAGAATATATTCTCCATTTTTTTTACTAGATTTTCATCTATTTTAATTTTACCGCATCCACATTTACATCTAAATTCTTTGCTGTGAAAATGTTTTGTTATTTGTTTTGAACTTGTAATCATATTTTATTCTCCTTTACTATTTGAAACATTAATTTTAGAAGTTGCTTTGCTTCCTAATAAATAAGTACCAATCACACCCATAATTCCGATTAGAGTAGCACTTATTTTATCCGCATAAGGTATTCCCCAAATTGGATCTAAAACCTCAATTAGAGCAGCAATAATTGCCATAATATTAGTTGTGTATTTGGCTATCTTTTTTACTGTTTTCATATCTTCACCCCCTTCTTTATTGAACCTCTATTTTTTCATTACTTGATAACCTTTTTCTCATCACTATATTATCTAAATAATCTAAGTACGCCATATTTGTATAAGGTGCTAGTGTAGGACTTTGACTATCAACTCCCCAACCACTATTATTAGCACTTGTATACACCGTTGTATTGTCTTGCATAGCATTAATAAGTTCTTGCAAAGTTGAATATGTTGGTGATAAGTAAGCATCTGAATTTGAATCAAACCATATTGGATTTGAGTAATTTGATACACCTACGGAATTATGGTCGACATTAAAAGCGTATGTTTGTATTGCTCTTGTATTGAGTGTACTTGGAGGTGAACTTCTTTCTTTGATTATTCTATCGGAAAACCATAGAACTTGATAAGTACCATTACGATATCTTGTTAGGTAATAATTAAAACCTTCTGCTGGTGTATATAAAGTTATAGGTTCATTGCTATCGCATTCGTAATTGTCAACACACTCATCATAGTAATTATACAACTCATCTACACACCCAATTATTGCATTATCCAGTTCTGCTAAATTTGTTATTTTAGTAGAACTACCCTCAATTTTAGTAGTTACTTCTACACTATTTAACCCATTGTAACCTGAATCGTATGTTATGTTTTGAGTTCCATTTTCAGTTATACTTATACTTTTATCTTGTAAATTAGGTGGTGTATATACTCCAACTCTAGCCATTTTATAATTAGTTACATCTACATCTCCATTAGATTCTACTTCTAATGTTCCATCTGGTATTATGTATTCATCTGGAATAGGATTTACTTTTACTTCATCATAGCCATAACTATTTTCGTGATTAAATATTTGTTGCTTTTTACTAGGTGTTACTTCTAAATTTTCTAATTCTGGGTTTACATATATAATGGCATTATTTAGTTTTCCTTTTAATGTTGCCTTACTTTTTACTTTCCCTACTAATTTCTTCTTAGCTTTCAACATTAGGTTCTTTCCCTTCTGGGTACAAATGTAATTCATTTGTTGTATCTTTTTTATGACCATGTGTTGTTACTTCGTTATTTAACTGTATTTCATAAATATAATCTTTTCTTGTAGTAATATAATCTCCAATTTTCATTTTATCTGATGGAATATCTATATCTATACTTGTTGAACCTGGTGTTGGAATAAATTTTTCATATACTAAAGGTTCTTCATTTAATTTTTTATAAATTCCAAATGTTACGAAATCTCCGTCTTGAAACACATAATCTGTTCCATCATTATCAATAGAATATTCAAATAGTAATCTATCTCCCCTATTAATGTGAATATTTTCATTTTCATCAAATAAATTGTTTATCATATTTTTACCTCTCTTTCTATTTTCTATGTAGTTCTTCTAAATTATCAATTCTATGATGTGCTAAAGTTGTTGATTGTTCTACTTTTGAGACTCTTTCTCCTAATTGATGCATGGTTTTACTAAAATCTTTGTTATCTAATCTTATTTCATCAACATTCTTACTAATTAAATCTAATTTTGTACCTATGCTAGTTATTGCTGTTGTTTCTTCTTTTGTTTCTTGTCGGGTATTTTTTTTATTATTCATTAAATAATTTCCTACCCCTATTAATCCTCCAAGAATAGTAAACACTAACCCTATTGATATATATTCCATTTTTACCTCTCTTTCTATCTAATCTTTTGTATACGCCAAAACAATATTATAATTAAACGATGATAAATCTCCACCTGATTTATACCTTATTTTTTTAGTTGATTTACGAATTACCGTTCTTACATAATCGCTCGTAGTATAAAACCAATTTATGCCTAATGTTTCTGAATCGTTATAGAAAAATGAAAGACTTTCATCTATCCACACTTGACTACAATTGAAATCATAGCCAAATAAATCTACTGGGTTTCCTGAAGTTGATGGTAGTGTACCTGTAAATAGTATTTTATAAACCCTCTTATCACCTATAAAAACATTAGTCGCAAATTCTTCAGATGTTATTTTTTCAATACAGGCTAATTCTTTGCTTTGTTGAGTTATTTTTATAAAATCAACTCTATCTGGGTACTCAGTCCAAACAGAAACACCTGTAGGAACTTTATCTGTTTTTACATTTATAGTTGTTTCTGTTGTAGTAAATGTGTCATAAATTTTTATTTTATAATTATAAGAACTTGTATATAATATATTACTTATCTCATAATCTTTGATGGTTACATTCGCTACATTTGGAGCTGTTAGCGTTGTATATGATGTTGGCTCTGTTGTATTCCATATTTTGTATTGAACTATTGGTTTATTATTGTTTCCAATTACATCATTACCTTTATAACAATTTCCGACAAAATTTAATAATACTTTGTTATCAGTTAATACTGTACCATTTCCAGTTTTTCTTTTTATTGTTGTTGATGCTTTTTCAATTGATGGCTTTGTATATGGTATTAGATATGTATATGGATAAACAGCTGTAGAAACTCCACCTAAACTATCAGTAAATCTAATTATTAAATCTGGTCTTTCTCTTTCTAATTGACTATCATAAATGGTTTTTAAATCATTTTCTTTTAAATTCATTTCAATTATATTTGATGTCGACGAATAAATTTTATCACCATTTAAAATTTCATATTTTGTTATAGTTGCATCATCAAAAGTAAATGCCTTAATTTCAATTTTTTTAATACTTAGGTTTGTAACAAAGTAATCATTTTCTATACCCATATTTATCAATTGCTCGTTTGTTTCTGTAAACGAAATGCTTTCTAATAATGGTGTATCATGTAATTTTGTTAATTCAAATGTTCCACTAGCACTTGCATTTGATGGCGAAAAGTCACTACTTGTCATTGTAGAAGATATATTTATTTTAGTCGGATTTCCTGTGTTAGAAACTGTAAATGTAAATGTTTTTAGTAACAACCACGCACCAGCATTTATATAAGTTGGGTAAGGGATATTACCAGTTGCATTTTGAGTTTGTTCAGCACATTTTACAGATAAACTATAATTACCACCCAAATAACTTTGTGAACTTGCTCTACCAAGATAAACTTGAACCCTAACTGTTGATGTTTTATTTATAATACTTGTTGCTGTTTCAGTTGCTTCTAATTTAAAAGTCCATTGACTATTATTTGTACTACCATTTATTGTTGCCATTTTTATCCCTCCCCATTATAAAAGTGTCCAAATCCTTGTTCACCATTTTCATCAGTATATAATTGACCGACAAACATTGGAGTATCATTTATACTTTCTTTACCATAACTATATGTTCCAAACAATTCTAAATCTTTTTGTTTTGAACCATCCTTTGTATATTGTCCAACAATTGTTTCTCCATCTTTATAATAAGTTCCATTTGATCTGTGTTGTGCTTTAAAGCCACTGCCATCATTAATAGTCATTCCATCGGCATTAAATGTAAATCCTGTTGTTGTAGTAACCTCTCTAACTTCTCCAGAAACTTTATCTATATTAGTTGATATTACATTTATAACTTGCGAATTATCAGTTGTAATTTCTTCAACACGATTTATCGTTGTATTTAATCCATTAAGTGAACTATTAACACTCTCTACGCTTTCTTTGATGCTATTATCTTCAATAACTAATTCAGAGTAATGTCTTTCTTCAATTGTCATTACTTTATTGATTTGACCTTCAACATAATTAGATAATGTTGTATCTCTTACATATTCAATATTTAATACTGGTTCTGGTTCATCTGTTGTTGTTATATGATTTACACCTTTGAATGTACTTGGTATTTCTATTTCGCCAACTTCTTCTGTTATTGGTGTTGCTAGTTCATAATCTACTTCTGCATTGTGAGTTGATAAATATGTTTTTATTTTTGATAATTTAGTTGCATCATCATCTGTACTAGATATTCCTGTTATTTCATCTTTCGTTGATAAATATATAACATCTGAACGAATTGTTAGTATGTTACCATCAAATGGAGTTTCTTCAGTATCCATTATAAATCTATTTGATAACCAAGCATTATTGTTTGTTGATACAAAATACTTTCTTACTACACTTCTGTTTGTTGGAGTTATGGTGCTTGTTTCAAAAACCCAATCTTCATCACCATTGAAAACTACATTACCGACATATCTATCAATATATAACTTATTATTTTTAATATATAATTTATCTTCAACTCCATTTGGTAGGCTTCTTAAAGGTTCATTTAATATTATTGATAAAGTATTTATATCTGTTTCATTTGTCATTTTAAGTACAACTACATATTTTCCTTCAGGAACATACTCACTTGTTTCTGTTAAAGTAAACCAAACATCGTTTAAATCATCTAATGATATAGTTTCTTCTTTATTTACTTTTGATATTGGTATGCCTAAATAACCATTAGTTGTTGCAGTAAAAGTAATTGTTTCTTTCGTTTGCCAACCAGTATCAAAATTTATATAATCTATATTTGGAATTGGAAATTTAACACTTGCTGTATTTACACCATATTCTAATCCTTTTTCTACTGCATTTGTTGAAAATGTATATGTCCTACCTTTTTCAATGTAATAATTATCATCAGAAAACAATCTGATATCATTTACAGAACCTGCAAAATTTCCTTTTCTAAAATTACCAGTCAATAAATTTGTATATCCTACACTTTCAATTTCTACTGGTGTTTCTGGGGTTGGTGTTCCTTTTTGAACTGACTTACCTTCTATCTCCAACCGAATCAATGGATCATCTGATGCATCTTCTATATATATATTTGAGTCTGATACACTCGCTGTTGGTATTATCTGTTTATCTATACTTTCAACACTTGCTTTTATCTGTTCATCGGTCTGTTCCAATGAACTAACTTTAGTTTTAACTGTACCTATTTCAGTAGCATTTGCATTTGCCTTATTTAATGCTTCTTGTGCTATTGCTTGTACTGCTGATAATTCATTATCTGTTAACTCTATCCATTGCCATACACCATTAACTTTATCAAATCTGTATGACTTACCTTGTTTCATTTCTCCTTCAACATCTTGAACTACTGTATATATGTCCGCTTGATGATTTATTCTATCATTTTCAGTAGTCCATTGATTTGCAGGATAGTTATTTAATGTTGGTATTTCTGCACCGTTCCAGAATTGGATAGCACCATCTATTTGTTTTTGTAGATTGTCTATACTTTGGATATATTCATTATCTTTGAAATCTTCAAAATCTGCACTAACACCATTTATATCATTACTTAATGTATCTACTGTATTAGATAGATTAGATAGGTTTGTATTTGTTGTTGATAAATCTTTTTCTACTGATGATACCTTTGTTGATATATTTCCTGTTGTTATTTCTAAACTTGCTACTTTTTCTGCATTTTCATTTACATCAGATGCTATTGTTTCTATTCTTTGATTTTGTTTATCGACTGATATTTGTGTTTTTCTTAATTTATTTTCTATGCTTGAAGCATAAGAATATTCTGTTGAAGTTTCTTTTATTTCTTCAGCAGATAATGTTATTTCGTAGTTATCATCATCTTCTAAATTTCCACCCAAATATGTTATTTTCTTTGACATTATATTTGCACTTAAAACATTTCCCCACATATCTCTATAAGTAACAATTTGTCCTAGTTTTATTGATAATTTATTGAATATATCTTGTATTCTTATATTAAATACTAAATATTTAAATCCGTTTACTCTGTTATATATTGTTTCTATAACATCATATCTCTTATCTTCAGTTGACTCTTGTGGATCTAATATATAATTATTATCAATTCTAAATTCTACTGGATTTTCTGGCAAATTTTCTGGCCATTTAACATTATCTTCGACATCTCCTCTACCAAGAACTACTACATTTATTGGAGATGACATTTCTTTTTCCGTAGTTAATTCTATCCAATCATTAACAATATGTATTGTATTATCAAACCAATTAAAGTAGAATATATCATCCTTATCTGTATCTACCCAACTACATCCTGCTTGTGCTATTATACTAACAACATTTCTATTACTAGGATTATCTCCAATGTATGGTTCTTCATTTAGAATCAAATCACTATTAGGAAAATCACTATTATCAAATGTAATACCACAGTTAGTTCCTATTTGATTTCTCCATTCTTTTAATGTCATTGGCCAAGTATATAAACTGCTATCATATGGTGTATCTAATTTATATTTAACATCGTAGCAAGATAATTTAATATTTACTTTTTCTTGTACTGGTTCAACGGAATGAATATAAAAAGAGCCGTGGTTTGTTTTTATCCATTGCCCTTTTAGTGAACTATACTCATTACTATCGTTTAGCATTTGTATTGTAGCATTACCTAATTCACAAGTTCCTGCAATATTTCCATCACTATTTATTGATGTTTCATATTCGAAACTTTGTATGTTTTTATTATCAAAATTTTCTATCATGAATTAATATCACCATACCCTGCAAATTCTATTGTAAATTCATCATATACAATATTATCAGTATTATTATCTTTTGGCATTTTATATATTGATGGATTTGGTTTTTGAGCATAAAACTCCTTAGTAACATAACTATTTTCGTATTTTTCAAAATAATAAATATGTATTTTTACCAATCTCAATAATTTTAACAACGGATATAAGTCCTTTTGAGTTAACCTTTTTTTTATTGGTAGAGTTGCTGATGGAACTTCAGCACACCTTACACGACTTAGTTTACCAGTTAATTTACCTCTTTCAGCACTAGCTTCTAAATCATTTAAAGAAGGAGCATAAGTTCCTGCTTCTAACCATTCCCAAGGAATTTCAAAATAATCATTTACATTACTTGGGTTTATTATTTTAATTTTATTCATAGACTCACACTCCTAATTTAAAACAATAGGTTTCCCTATTATTTTTTCTTCTAATTTTAATCCTTTGTGGCATATCTTACCAATTCTTTCATTTCCAAATTGAAGAATATATGTAGGACTAAAATCTACTGATTTATTATCTCTACTATCTAATGCTTTATTAAATGCTTCAACCATTGTATCAAGTGGTGTTTCAATATTAACGCCTCTTTTTTGGTCGCCTAATATTGCTGCGAATTCACTTCTCGGAGGTATTACTGCTCCTGTTGCTAGTCTTGGTAATTTAACTTGTGGTATTGTAGAAAAACTAAATGATTTAATACCAACTGCTTCTAAAATAGCATTTCCTACTTTAGTTAAAGGTTCTAATATTTTATTTAATCCTTTAATTACAGTATTAACCATACTTTCTACTCCACCAATTATTTTATTAATAATTCCTTTTATAGTACTCCATATACCATTCCAGACATTTGAAATTATAGTTTTAACAGTATTCATGGCATTTGATATTCCTGTTTTTATACTATTAAATCCATTGACTACACCTGTTTTTATGCTTGTAACAATAGATACTATTTTTTCTTTGAAAGAACTCCATAATTCTTTCATTTTTTCTATTCCAATTTTTATTGATTCCCATAATACTTCAAAAAAGTCTATTATTGGTTTTATTAATTTATTATATATCCACATTCCAATTGATTCTAAAACTGCCCATATTTCATCCCAATATTTAATTACTATACCTACAATTACTGCACATACCGCTGCAATTGCTACTGGAACACTGCCTATTATTAATGCTAATCCTGCTAATATAAGTCCAATATCAATAAGTATTTCTCCAAATTTTTCCCAAGTGGGATTTTCAAGAAATTGGATTATATCTTGTATTAGTAACACTATTCCTGCCAACATTATTCCAATACCGATATTTTTTATTGGATCTAATCCAAGTAATTTCATTGATACTAATGCACCTGTAACGCCTGTTATAAAGCCAATTATTGCATCACTATTTTCAGATACAAAATCTTTTATTTTATTTAACGTATTTAATAGATTTTGGCTATACTGTATTTCCCCACTATAATCAATTTCTTCATTAGAACTTACGCCACCAGAACTACTATCTCCACCGCCTACTACTTCAAGTTTATCAAAACTAGATAAACCGCCGCTTGCTTCTTCTCCACTAGAACCAACATCATCTAATGATTTAGATAAATTCTGTGCTTGCTTTTTAGCATCTTCTAGACTTGTACCAAATAGCCCAGATACAAATACTGCTATTGTTCCTGCTAATTTTGATAAAGAATTCATTAATGTATTTATTGCTGGTAAACATGCATTATATATAGGCGCAAATGCTGTCATTAAACTTGATTTTATCTGATTTAAACTTGTGTTAAAGGTATCATTTTGTTTAAGCAATGACATAAAACCATTTCTCAATTTTGTTAATCCATTTCTAATTAAACTAAATACTGCAACAGTGCCTACCAATCTAGTCATCCTATTTTTAAATTTATCGATTTTCTTACCTACATCATCAAAACCATTTTTCATTCCTAAAAAACTGCCTTTTTGATTTAGTGATTCTTGTATTTCTTTCCCTAATTCTCCTGTTTGTTTTTTTGTTTCTTCAAGAGAACTAGTCATATTATTTATTTGTTGAGTTAATTGTATAACTTCTGGTGTTGTTGTTTTAGCAATATTTATTTCTTCTATTAATTCTGAATTAATTTGGTTTAAATCTATTCTTGCTTGTTTTAATTTAGTTAACTCATTATCTTCAATTGAAGTTGTAAAATTTTTGGTAGACAATTCATTATATCTTTGATTAATTTTTTCTAGTTCTTTATCATTTCTATTCAATTGATTATACATTTCTTTTAAACTTGCTGGAATAACATTTCCACTTTGAATATCATTTAATTTTTGTTTAACTTTATCTAGTGCTAATTCTTGTTTTTTTATACTATCAACAGATTTGTTGTATCTGTTTATCATATTTTTAGTTTTCTTTTCTAATTGTTCAAAATCACCCTCAATTTTCTTATCATTGAGTTTCGTATCGATTATTAATGCACCTTTGCTTTTTGCCACACTATACACCTCCTAACTTTTTCATAAATTCATCATCTTCTTCAGTTTCTTCTACATAATCTAGATCTAATATTTTTCTCATTGATAGATATAATTTTCTTTCTTCTTTAGTTAATTTTCCTTCGTTCTTTCTTTTTCTATAATAAATTAATTGATTGAACATACAGTCTTGTCCTATATCCATAAAAAGATAAACAAAGTTCCACCAATGGAGATATTCTATTGAATTTAAATCAATATTATGTGATTGTCTTATTCCTGTATAAATATAATTACTATCTTTACTAAATGCATATATTCTTTTAGGTATTTCTTGATTCTTGTTTTCTTCTCCTAAATCAAGAAATTTAATACCTTTTATATATGCTTCTTGTAAATCATTTTGCTCTACCTCATCTATATATAATCTT